CCTGACTCTAACGCACTAGTTATAGTGTCTTGTTGTTCTATAAATTGTTTTATTTCATTTTCCCTTTCGGTTTGTAGTGCCTTACTAGCTGCTTTTTCCTCGTTTAATGCGCCGATGATTTGCGAAGTAACTTCTTTTTGTTTTGTAAGTTTTGCAGTTTCTAAATCTATAACCGCCGCTTTTAATTGTGCTTCTTCTTCTAAATCCTCTTTACTACTTTCATTTAAAGTGTTCCCTTGTTCTTTTATTTCAAGCCTTAATTGTGCAGCTTTAATTTCAGCGTTTGTTATTTCCTCTTCTACACGACCTGCTTCTTTTAAAAACTCTATCCTTTCAGATGCAGTAAACTTTTCACGGTCTGCGGCTTTTTCTAATAAGTCAGCTCGTTCTCTATTTGCTTTGGCTCTATCAACTACAAGTTTACGTTCTATTTTATTAAGGTCAGCTTGTTTGTCTGCTAAATCACCTTGCAGTTTTATTTCACGCTCTGTTTCATCACCAAAGTTTTTAATTTGTTCTGTTGCTTTAGCAAACGATTCACGCATCAAATCCATATCTCTAGTAAAAAACGCAAACACCGCAGTTCCTAGTTGATAGAATATATCTGTCACATTACCAACTACAACACCAAATTGCGAAAGTAGTTTGTTTAATCTGTTTTGCCCTTCCTCACTATTGCCTAAGTTAGCAGCTAGTGTGGCAACCGCAGTTACCAATAAACCTATACCAGTTGCGGCAATGGCTATTCTTAATGCCTTAAAACTTTTAGTTGCTTTACCTACACCGCCAGTAAGCGTTTTAAATTTAGTAATTGCACCACCAGTAACACCATCTAAAGCATTGCCTAGACTTTGTGTTTCTTCTTTTGATTCTTTAGTAACCTCAACTTGTTTTTCTTGCTCGTCAATTACTTTTTCAAAACCTTTTTTGACCGCATCAAGGTCTTTTATGGCTTTGCCTTCCTCAATTTCTAATTCTATTACTATTTTTTTAGCCATAGCGTATGTTTTATTTCTCTTGTTGCGCTTCTTAAATCAGTAGGCAGATAGTTCTTGCCTAAAGCAATGTGCGTGTATTTACCTATTTCTTTTTTTTCCTTTGCTATTTCTAGCATATCCAATATATTTCCTATCATAGCGTTGTGATTGTTTCAATTTCACTTATAGCATCTGCTTCAGCGTAATTTAAACTTGTGTTTGTTCTAGCGTAGAACCTAACATAATATGTAGTTGTACTAGCTGCGTTCGTTTCTTGGTAACTTGCGTTATATGGTACGCTAGGTCTTTTGAAGTTAGAAGGAGTTTCGTAGGCTATTTGTGTTACACCTGCTATCGCTGCAATATCATCAACGTCTGTTCCAACCAATTCGCTTTCTGTCGTAGAATATAAGAATCCGTATTCGTCTAGGTTAGGGCTTTCCCCTATCAATCCTAGTTCTGTTATTTGATAACCCATTCTCCAACTTGATGAGGTTACCGTTCTTTGGTTTGCATCCGCTTTGTAGTCGTGTGTATCGGCTCTTACTGTTCCGTTATCTACGGTAATATGTGGGTCAAATAAAGTGGCTTGTGTTACTACTACTGGATTGCCATCCTCATCTGCCGTATCGGGTGTATTACTGTCTGCTTCAAAAGCATCTGAATTATCAGATATATAACCATCTTCGTAGCTTTTACAATCTGCTTTGATAATTACATTACTGGCTCGTACTTCGTGTGAATCAGTTGTAGCACATAAACCTCCAAGTTGTGATTGACTAAATTTAAGGTCAGTTGTTACAAGTTGACCGATTGTGTTTTGAGTATTTACAAGTTCTAACTTAGAAACCATTGTTTGGAAGTCTGTTGTTAGTGTGTTAATCTTGTAAATGTTATCCGATATTTTTATTATATCGCTTAGTTCAATACTAGACAAAACGCTAAGAGGTAAAAACGCTTGTGTGTTTGTTATCCTTCTCTGCTTGTCAAACACTTCTATTATGTAGTTTTTATAGTACTTATTAAATAGAGTATTCTCGTAGGGAACAAGGTCGTATTCGTTCTGCTCTGCGCTAAAGTTTATATTTGTTGTATCTGATGCACCTACTGCCAATGAATTAGATGGCATATAAATATTCGTGCCGCTAGATAGAATCCCAGTTGTGTTGTCTAGGTTTATATACTTAACATCCACGCTTGTTGGTTGTGATAATCCATAAAACAACAAAGGCTCACCTATGTAGGGTTCTTGTTTCTCATCAACTGACCAACCATACATAACGCCAGTATCGCTCTTTGTATCATTGTCTAGTATTTTTTCATACTTGAAATGCTCAAATGGTACTTCTACTATATATTCTTCACCTATGTTTTCCTTAGTGCTTAAATCAGATGCAATATTTTCCTCATTAGTATCAGCAGTACCCCATTCTTTATTGAATTGGTCTTTATGGTTTTTAGCTAAAAAGCTATCTTGACCAGTATATTTAAACTCTATTTTACTATATGGTAAAGTACTTTGTACCGAACTTGTATTTTTATCTAGGTATTCTGTTACATCGTATATCTTGCCGCTAGACCTATAAAACTGGTCTAAAGATTGCACCGCTACCTTTCCATCTTTGTTTACAAATGCAGTTAAATTAAACATCTTAAAAAGACCAGTAAGGAAATCCAATATTTTCATATCGGGCAAGTTAGCAGATGCGTTCAGCTTTGCATCAGTACCAAAGGTAGCCGTTGCATTAAATTTAACATATTTATCCCCTCCAATATTAGTTAAGGTTCTTCTGTAAATTTTTATAGTTGCATCGTAAGTGCCAGTAGAACCCCCCTCAATATGGAAAGTAAGTATTCCTTGTGGTAAATAAGGAATGGTTTCTGTATGTTCTCCAGTAAAATTATATCTAGCATACTGCTTACCTCCATTGTATATTACAAAGGCATACTCGTTGTCATCAGGTGGGGTTATGGTAACATTCATTTTGCGTGTAATGTTTCCTAAAGTATTCCCTTGACCACTAATAGGGTTTTTTATGGAAGAACTATAAACACTAACAACACCTCCACTTTTGCCACTACCATAAGATGCCGTTACATTGAAATCTTTTAATGGTATTTGCTCTACTTGTTCATCGTATAAAACTCCCGACTTTTTATGCAACCACATATACAAATTGCTATATGGTGTATTGTCCTCGTTGAAGAAATCGTCAGTAAATTCTAATTGTGGATATTGTTGTTGTATTGCCCTTACAATAGCATCAACTTTTATAGCAGGTTTTAATTGGCTTAACTCTAAACCCTTGTTGGTGTCATTATGCAGGTTGTTTACAGTATCACTATTATCAAAACTATCTGTATCATAAACAAGCCTTTTAGTATGCGAAATCAAAGGAACTATGATTGCATCGTAAATAGTAACTCTTTCTACACTTGGAGAGTTTTCTGTTGTCTTATTGTACGCAACGTTATATCCGTTTTGTAAGTAGTCAAGTATGTTAGTACTATTATAGTCAAACTCAAATTCGTCTTGTAACAATGCCAATCCACCAATCTTGTCATCTTTGAGTACATCCTTCAATATAACCCCCCCACCGAAAAACGTAACCTTATATGTGTGCGCTTTGTTGTCCAACATTGTTGAACCCTCTAACTTTATATAGCCATCTTTGTAGTGTTCGTGGTTTATATAAATCTTTGCTTCTATCCTCTTTTGCGCATCGAAATCAGAAACGTGATAGTTGTAATAGTGTTTAAATATTTTATTGTTAGTCTTGGATGCAGGAACAGAGAATGTACGACTGTAATCCGTAAATATCTTTTGTATGTCCTTTACATCTTGTAGGCTTTGCGTAATGGTAATAGACTCATCGTCAAATAATTCTATTTGGTTGTACTTCTCATTATCACTATCGTATATGTATAACTGTAAATTCAGCATTAGCGTACATTGTTAATCTTGTTAAATGCAAAGTCAAAGTCTATCGTGTAGTCTATAAGTTTATCGTTTACGCTTGTTTTAAAGGTCATATTTTTACTCTTTGGAATGATAGGTAGTGTTTGCCCATCCTTTCTAATCCATACGTTCTCCGATAAAAACAACTCCTCTACTGTGCTATTGAAATCCTCATTGACAAACCCAGTATTTAAGGTGATACTTGTTTTGGCATTTGTGTTGTATCTTTCTCGTTGACCTTGATTTATAGAATAAGAAGCGGTTGCATTAGATACGGTGTTTCGTTTATACGATTCATCCATTACCTCAAATCTTTCCGTTGACTTCTTGAAGAAGTATATGTCTTGAAACGCTCCATATTTATTTACAAACGTAACCTTGTAAGGTGTAAACTTAGGCTCACAAACATTCTTGATATTGATAGTGCGTAGCAATGTTGTATCGTCTGTATCGTAAACTTTTACTTCGCTACTATCAGCAGGGATTGCTAGGTATTGTATTTTTTGGCTTGTATCTCCAGTATCGGTGATTTGTGTATCTGTTGAGTCAATCGTAACCTTGCCTACACCCTCTGCAAATATGGGCAACTTACCTGCCGTACCTTCTAATAAATAGAGTGTGTTGGTTGTTAGTAGTGCGTTTCTTGATAATTCAGCATTTGCGCCATCTTCAAAATATCCATAGCCATCTAATGCGATATAAGTATTAACGATAGGTGACCCCGAAGATAACTCAACGCCACTTGCATCTCTTAAAATAGCGTATGCCCTAACCCATACTGCATAACTATTGTAGTCATCGTTGAACTCAATGTCTAAGTAATCCCTTACCAATTCGGCAATCTCGAAATTTATCTTAGTATCACCAGTAATCAGTTGCTTTTGTACTGAATATCTCTTATCCGCTTCCGTATAACTAGTGGACGTTCCAGTATGTATATATAATTCTAAAAGTATGTTGTCAAATGCCATTTAAAATATTCTTGTTGAGGTTCTTGTATTCCAGTTTTTTCGCCACATTGCATCAATAGTATTATTATCTCCAAATCGTATCAAATATTCAACTGGGTCTTGCTGCACCGTTACTCCTTTTGTGTTGTAATCGTTGATGTAAATTAAACCACCTCTAGCACTTGCAAAAATATTACCATTTATACATATTTTCTTTCCATCAAAATCTATAAAGTTTTGTACTGGTGCGTAGGCTAGGAATTGTGGTGCGTGTGCCAAGCTAGGATAATCAAAATTGTTTTGGTCTGCTATGCTACCATCAGCCAATAAATTGTTTCCTATATAAAGTGAGTAGGCATATCCTGCACACGGATTTACTGGTTCTACATCCGTTGCTGCTTGTCTAATTTGTTTTGTGTACGTTATCGTCTGACCTGCGTTTTGGAATCCGCTAGGGATAACAAGTGTATATGTAACATCTCTTTTAATGCTAGAGGTAACGGTGTCAAAAGAAGTAGGCGTAACGCTTTGTATTGTTACTGGGTAGTTATTTCCTTGATAACTGTATTCTGCCGTACCTGCTATCACTTGACCGTTTGATAATATAGACTCATCGTCCACATCTAATCTCCAAGCATCATCCCCAGTTAGTAGAAATTCAGGTACTACATTTTCTGCTTCTTGTGTAAATGTTTGTGATACTTGAACCGTAGTACCTGCATTACTATAACCTTGCGGAACAGTAATGTCAAAGTACAATGTAACTTGTCTGCTTACACCAGTATCGTTAGCATAGAACGCAGTCTGTCCACCGCCAGTTGGACTAAACCTGATAACTGATATTGAACCTACTACGCTAGGACTTATAATAGTTCCATCGGGTTTAACTTCTCCACCTGATATTGCAGCATCGTTAGTACCAAACGTCAAAACAGAATTTAAANTAATTGTAACACTTTTGTTTGCACTACATCCAGTATCATTGTCAAGTGCAGTAACCGTAGCATAATAAGTTCCTGCCTGACTTTTACTTGTAACCGTCAACACCCCTGCGCTAGTTATAATGGTATCATAAAAAGAAGGGTGTAAATTCGTTACCGTATAATCATCAATAGTACCAGTACCGCTAAACCTTGCACTAAGGTCAATATTAGCACTATTACCACCAGTATCTAAACTAACACCAACCCCAACACCATCTGCCGTAACAACAGTAGCACAATCAGCTATTGTTGCAGGTTGTAAGGCATCCACCTCCATAGATACTAAATCACCACTATTACTAAATCCTTCGGGTACTCTAACGTGAATAACAATAGTTCTATTTGTATCGGTCGTTTCAGTTGCAAATTTATCATCTACAAAGTCAGCATCTTCCGAAGTTATATCTTCAATAATCCCATAGTCCAAAACTGGGATTGATATATTCCCATTGTTGTCTATCTGAAATCCAGTTGGGTTCGCTTGTGTTTTATCGAAAACTGGTGTAACCGCTACTGGTGGTTCGTAGCTTATATAGAATGGACTCCTTACGTTAATTTTTGTACTCATCTCAATCGTTTGTTATTAAGTGTAAAAGCTAGGAAGTCTTCAACGTCTAATCCGTATGCTTCTACTAATTCGTTTGGAAGGTTTTTAAATGCTTTCTCAAATGGTTTTGTAAAGAACAAGCTGGGCTTTATTCCTTTTTCAAATATGCTTTTGGATATAATGTAACTCATCGACTTGTAAGAGATGAACTTTCCTTTTTTATCTCTAAATTGAAACCCTCTCTTACTTATCCAGTCCTCCAATGATTTTGCAGGTGGTCTTTTAGTTGTGTAACTGTAAGGGGTATTATACTTCTTCTTTGTACCACTCACACCCTTGTCTTGGAATACGCCGTAGTCCTCCATAACAAAAGAAAGGCTGAATGAAGTTTTACCAACCTCAACATCCCCATCAATGCTTTTGTAGAGTTTACCGTTTACGTTCTTTTTGCCTTTGCTTAGATTTGTCCTAGCTTGTTTGACAACGTACTTCTTAAACTCTGTAAGAACCTTATGTGTGTACCCCTTTGTTAGCATATAGTCATATCGTTTGGAATGAGTACATCAAAGGTTGCAGCCCAACCTGCCAACTTGTTTTCAAATCTATCTACAAAAGGCTCACAAGTAACCTCACCCTCTACTTGGTATTTGTCGGTGTATAAATCACCGCGTTGTAACAAAGCCAGTAGCCTATTCTGTATTGCTAGTTGTGTATTTAGTACGTCTTGCTCGTTGTCGTTTCCTACAAAATCAGCAGCTTCATCTTTACTTTCATCTACAATGTCCATTGATAGTACGCTAATACTAAACCTCATCGTCTGCGTTCCTACGGTTGCACTATTCACAATTATATGCGATAATGGAAATATAGTTTGCTTGTTGAGGTCTATATCGTCAAGGCTGCCATAAGTAACAGTATTAACAAACGGCTCTGCTTGTAGTGTGTCTTTTATTTTGTCCGTTAAGTCGTAAAATCCTTTCATCTTGTTTTTATCTGTTTTCTTTCTAGTTCAACCTTTTCTTTTTCAAATGCCAAATACAATAGGCAGGTATGGAAGTTGGTTCTTGTTATATCGTCATACTTCGTAACATCCCCCTTAGCGATTCCATAGATGCTTTGATACCAACCCCATTTTCTGCCAAAGTTTGACGCTGCTCCATAGTCATTTGTTTCGGAAATTCCTGACTCAAATAATTCAGGGTAGTTTGCAACAACTCGTTGTTTAAACGATAAAAAAAAACCATCGCACTCATTACAACATCCAAAGGCATCCGCTTCATCTCTACCGATAGTTCTAAACCTTTGTAATCTTCTATGTGGTATTTGTCCCTAGACTTTAATGTAATCGGTCTGTAAAGAACCGCCATTGCCTTGTGCATCGTTTCCCAACTACTAAAGTTCTCATCTAGGTCTATGTACTCGCCTAATGTCATATCGTCTAATGCAGGAATAAAACCGTATTCTACGCCATTTAGTGTAAAGGTGGGTATTAACTCGTCCTCTGTATTGAACAGTCCGTTAAGGTCATTTAAAATGCTTTTAACGTAGTTGAATCTAATCTTAGCCACATCCTTTAAATCAAGGTTACAAAACACCTCAACCATCTTGTGCATTAGGAAATTTGTGTCTTGGTTTTCCTTTGTGTTTATCCTTTCGAACTTTTGGTACTGCTCAAGTGTAATTTCCGATAAACTGCTTGGAACTAAAATATCAACTTTCATATAATAACAATAAAATAGTTGACTATATGTATAAAACAAAAAAACCGCCACCAGTTAAGGAAGCGGTCAAACTAACAAATGAAAAAAACTCTATGTATAAGCCCCATAGTAGGCACGGTATAATTCTTCTATTTTATCGTATAGTTCTTTTGTGTTCTGTTTGTATTCTTGTTTACCGTACTTCTTTCTACCATCCACATCAACAATCAGCTTTACTGGGTGTCCATCTTTCTTGTACCCTCGCTTTGCAGGCTTTTGCACAACGTATATCTTATTGAACCAACACCACGCTTGTATCTCGTAATACGGTATGTTCTCGTAGGCATCAAGCATACCAAATGGCTAACATTAGATACATCATCACATACATCATTGCGTATGCGCTAAGCACTAACATTGCACCGCCTAAGACTGCTTTCTTTATGTTCTTCCGATTCTCTTTTGCAGTAATCTTCTTTACTAACTTGTACTCTATTGTGTCTTGTATTCTCATAATATATAAATTTAAAAGGGGCATTGCTGCCCCCAGTTAGGTTTTTTTAAATGCCGAGGTGTGCATCAAATTCTCTCCACGACTCCTTGTTAATGAACTCAATTACAGATGAGATTCTCTCGTCAATGTTACTAGTCCAGCGCTTGGGGAATTCATCCAATTCAGCCTCTCCAGCAATTAGACGCTCATCATATAATTTTTTAGCCTCTTTAATAGCAAAGAGATTATCTCTATGCATTATAGCTACTTCCTTTGGTGTCTTTCCTTCTACTTTTTTTGGTATAAATCTCATTGTGTTTTGTTTTAGTTGTTATTGTTTTACTCTGTAAATATACACCTTTTTTTTTAATTAACAACTAATAAACAAAATACTGCCCCTTATTAGGGTTTTCTAGTTGGTCTGTCAATACATACCTAGCAGCATCAATGCAATCAGGATGCGCACCAGTTGGTTTTTGCAACGTATTGCCTTCTTTATCCTTTGCCCATATATAACCTTGTAATTCTCTTTTAAGGTTCTTAGAACCGCTTGTAACGTATATCTCGTTTTGATTGATGAGGTTGATTCCATATACTACGCTATCCCTTCCCTTGCTTACTGGATATACATTGTGTCCGTATTGGGTTAGTTCGGCTATTGATTTTGGTTCTGCTGAATCCGCTATGATGTTTTCCTTTATGCCATTCATTTCAAGGTAACGACTTATGTCACGGTTTAACATACCCTTTTTGTATAGCACCTCATCAAATATATAAGCATCGTTCCACTTGTACAAAGCAATCAAAGTTGTGGGGTCTACACTATAACCGAAGTCCATTCCATACGATAGTAACCTTGCTTCTTTTGGTACTGTGTCTATTTCTTTCCAATCAGGAATACAAACACCCTCTAGGCTTCCTATTTCACCTAGCCCATATACTCGCCACCAGTTCGCCCAATATGTTGAGGTCTTAGCTTTGTCCCTTGCCTTTTCTATCTCGTGTACTATTGTGGTGGGTAGTGCATCGTTGTCCTTGTATGTAAGTGTTACAAAGTCTGTATCGGGTTTGCCTATTAGTTCCTTATCAACCCAAAACAATGCAGATGGGTTATAGTCTAACCATACCTCTCCACTTGTTCGTACCACCAGTTGTTGATACGCATCAAAAGGAATATTGTTGCACTCGTTAATATACAAATCAGTCCTACGCGCACCGCGCAGTTTATCAGGCATATCAGTTGAAAAAAATTCAATATAACTTCCATTGGTAAATGTGTATTTTAAGGTACTCTTATTGAACTGGGAGTCCTTGTACCTATTAAGTCCCTTCAAGATGCCTAAGAAGTCCTTTAAGGCACCTCTACGCAAATGTGGGATTGATTCACTTACTACACTAATCTCCTTGCCTTCGTTTCTTATTGCATAATCAATAAGTATAAGCAGGATGCAGATAGTTTTCCCTGCCGAAGTACCACCCCTAACAATTTTAATTCTATTGCTAAGGGTGCGTAATGTTTTAAGTGCTTTTGTTTTTTTTACCTGCATTATAATTGCAGAGTAGGGTTTTAGTTATCCCTAGTCCACAAACAACGGTAAGTCCTCGTTGATGGTAATGTCTTTTGTTTCTCTTGGCTTACCTGCATAATAGTTGTAGAACAGTTGTACAAATTTAAAATCCCCTGCTTCTACTCCTTTTTTTAGAGCATCAAATGCCACATCTTCTAAGGGTGTTAGCTTTTCTACTAAGGACACTTCTTCTGCCTTAGATTTACGTCCTGCTCCTTTTCTTTTACCTCCGTGTGCCACTTGAAATAACTTGATTATTCATATATACAATAAAATTTATAGCAAGTTGTTAATCAACTGCTCTTTTAAATCCATTGACTTGTGTCGTTCCTTTCTAAGTTCTAGTAATGTTCTAGCATATTTTTCACGGTAGTACAATGCAGGGTTTAGTAAAGAACCCAGTTGACGTTTCTTTAGGTTTAGCGTTATCCTATCGTATATCTGATAGTAGTCTGTTTCGTACTTAGCTATTACATCGTCAAATAGTTTTATGCCGTGTATTACAGAAGCGTGATGTCTGTTTACTATTTTACCTATTTTGTTTAGTGGATAGTTCGTGTACTGCTTTGCTAGTTTAAAATACATTGCTCTTGCATATACTACTTCTCTATCTCTACATTGACGGTCAATCTTCTGTTCCGTTAGTCTTTCTACTGTTTCTTTGATAAGTTCTAATGTCATCTAATCGTTTTTTAATTGTTTGTATTGTATCGTATTTTGCTTCTTCAATAGCTTTAAGAATCCCTGCACACGCTTCGTAGTCCTCTACCTCTTCGTAGTATGCTATTGCAGCTTCTAGTTCTTCTATTGCTGCTCCTTGTGCTAAATCAGCTAAGGCAAGGTAATAAAATTCTTGTACTATATCTTTATTCAAAACATCCTTATTTGTGATTGATGTTGTTTTAATCTCTTAGTAGCTGCTTCGTAATAGTCTTTGTCTAATTCATATCCTTCTAAATCGTAACCTAAATTGTGACAAGCTATTGCGATTGAACCACTACCCAAGTGGGTGTCTAATATTTTATCTCCTTCTTTAGCATAGTTAATCAACAACCACTCATATAACTTAATTGGCTTTTGTGTTGGATGTATTCTTATTTCTTTATTACTCATATCATATTGTATCATACCGTGCCAAGCAATATTTACATAATCTACTTTATTTAACCACGATAACCAAGCTAACTCACCTTGACTGTATGTAGGCATTGTTACTTGTTTGTGCCAATATAACATTCCACCTTGTAAGTTAAAAAAATTTGCACCCCATACAATTTGCTTTTTACTAACCCTTTTTAATTCTACAAAATAATCATCATTAGGTACTGCGCTATCCCAGTCTTGATTGCCATAATCTTTACTTAAACCTGCTGACTTTTTACTTTGCATCTTTTTTATGCTATTCTTTTTATCGGCATTTATTCCGTAAGGAGGGTCAACAATAGCAAGGTCGAACTGGTTATCGTCAAACCCTGCCATTGCCTCCATACAGTCTTGATTGTATAATTTAATCATTAGCTATCTCTCTGTACAATTCTAGTTGTTTATTTACAAATGGTCGTATATGTTCAACCGATGAAAGTATAGGACTGTCATTCTCTGCTAACTGTTCTAACTGGTCAAAGATATACTTCATTTCTTTTAGGTTGCCTTTTATTTTTTGGTGTGCAAATGCACATACTCTATTAACTGTAAACGCTTGTATCTTTACACCTCCGTAATGGCTTTTCAATTCGTAAAACTTTCTAAATAGGTAATCACTAAATCCCATATCTTTAATTTTAGAAATACCCTGCTTGTAACTATTACTACAACCGCTATTGAAATAAATGTTTAGAAGGTTTCCAACTGAAAACACATCTTTTGTTTTATTGTATTTCTTATATACAAACGAGTAGTCTGCCTTATTTCTTGAAAAAGTTTTTAGATAATCCAGAGATGACCAAGGACGATTGGCATTGTTTAGACTTATAATGTATTGTTGGTACTCATCCAAATTTGATGTGTCCACCCAATCTATTATATAAGCAGGTACGGTTTCATATCCTGCATTATATGCCATTTCTACTCTGTGGTGTCCTTCAATCATATTTCCTTTCTTATCTATTACAATAGGCACAGTCCACCCATATCTCTCTACTTTAGCTTTAAAATGTTGTGAATGTTGTTTTACAATATCTCTATTTACTAGAGAATGGTTTAGTTTGCTTACTGGGTAGTTAGCATCAAATGTTCCTACTTTAATTTCTGTTGTGTTCATAATAATTGTTTTAAGTATTAATAATTGTTTTTATAATATCCCTCTCATTACATATTGGTCTAGGTCGTTTTCCTGCTCAAAGAAGTATTTGTAGTTCTCTATTGCTTGGTGGTATTTCTGTTCACCTCTTGCTATAAATTCATCGCTCGTTTCAAATATACCAATGTCGGTACTGGCTTTGTCAACAACTAAGAATTTAAAGTCTTTTATATTTGGGAACATACGCATATACATATAGGCTTGTAAGTCGTAACCGTATTTGTCTGCACTCCACCTAAAACTAGATAAATCAGCAGAGGTTTTTAAGTCTATAATGGTTTCCCCTTGTATAATATCTGCCTTACCTCTAAACGGTAGTCCATCCATCATTGCTATTGCAGGTACTTCAAAGTCTGACTTGTTTAGTAGTTTAAGTGCTGCTTCGTTTCTTAGTACGGCATCAGCTACTCGTTCTGCTGCTGACTTTTCTTTAGCTAGGAATACTTCACCGTGTTTGGCTTTTGCTTCCTTGTATAGCTTTGTGGATTTTGTGGATGCTTCTACAAAGTGTAGTTCATCTACCTTGTGCGGTTCTAATATCATCCAATGGACTAACTTACCTTGTGCTAGTGCAGGACTGTCTGAATTAGGGTCACCGTACTTAGTTACGTTTCTATAAGTCTTAGGACTCTTTAGAATCATTTTTAAGCTACTACTGCTTAATGCGTGTTGCCCTAAGTGTCCGTAGTAAAAGTTGTCATCGTACATTTGGGTTAGAATCTCATCCTTACCCCAATGCTCTCCGTTTAGTAATGTAATCATAATTGTGTTTGTTCTGCTTGTGATTCTTTTCTTGCAAACCATACCTCAAGGCATTTTGTTCTGTAACCTTGTAGGTGGTTTTGGTCAAGTCCTGCTTGTAGAAGTTCTAGGTCTGACATCTCGTTGTAATACCAATCGGCATCGTAGTAAATAATTTCGCTATTCATAATTGTTTTGTAAAAAAGGGGCATTGCTGCCCCCTGTGTTTTTATCCGTTGAAATGTATTTGATGAATGTTTAAGGTTTTTAACGTCGGATACGACCAATTTGATTTATAACCTTGTTTTTTTAACGATTCAATAATTAAAACTTTTAAGTTTAAAAAATGATTGATGTTTGATTGTGTTTTCATTGTTTTGTTTTTAATTATGCCACTAATGTAATAAACATTTTATTAACCACCAACTATTTTTATTTTTTTTCTTCTTTTTCTTCTAATTTTTCTATACGATGTAGCGCAACCATTACCGCTTGTTGTAGTAGCTTGATGTCGTGCTTCATTTTATGCAGGGTTGTTTCTTTCATTTTTGCTGCTTTAGTTTCTCAATATATAGGGTAGCATCCATTAGTTCCTCTTGTAAGTGATTCAAGAACGTATAAAACCCATCAGGATTGTCGTGTAGTGTTGTACCATACTTTTCTATTCCTATTAAGGAACGTAATTGAAACTTGTGTACTACCTTTTGTACGATAGGGTCACGTTTATCCTCTGTACTATCCGTTGTCCAATAGTCATCCATATTATATTGCTTTAGTTATTACCCACTCTAGTATTCTAAACGCTATGTATCCACATAGTAAATCGCTCATCCTAGTATTCTCTTGTAGTGTTCTATTTGTTTTTCTAGTTCCTCCACCTTCTTCTCTGCTTTCCTAGCACGTTCTACTGCTCTTAGTTTGTCCTCACGGTATTCTTCTATTGATTTGTTCCAATACCATTCTTGCCGTTCTAATTCGTTTGTGTATAGGTAGCATTCAGACAATGCCCTTGCTATCTTGTTTAGTATTGGCATATCCTTTTTCTTCTTCCAATCAAGCACCGTATCGGAAACTAATTGGAAGTTTGCCATATAGTCAATGCTCTTTAATAAGTTTAGTTTGTTCAAAATCTACATTTTTTACAGTCGAAGTGTTCGCCTATTTTATTGATGTAAGTTATAAAATTTTTTGGTTCTGTAAAGTAAGTCCAATCCCCTTTGTAATATCTAGCCGTAACGGTACATTCCTCTAATGGTATGTTTGTGTTGTCATCCTTATACTGGTGTTCTACCTTTAATGCTATACCTCCTTCTCCCCATCTGTCAATTATTCTTTCTAATATTAGCTTTTGACCAGTAGGGATTTTGTTATACTTTCTTTTTACCTCTCCTAGAATCAACACCTTGTTGTCGAACTCTAATACAAAGTCTATATCGCTTGGGTGCATCTTTCCATTCTGCACACCAGTAAAGTCAATTACTTGCTTGACTTGGTTTCTATTTCTTATTAAACTGCTCACGAATATGTTTTAAATAAATTCTCTAGCTTACTCCATACATTATTCAAGAAACAAGTTCCACAATTAGTAAGCACGGCTTTATCATTAAACACCCTATTATATATTTCCAATAGCTTCTTTTGCTCATCAGGTTGTACGGTGTTTAGTTTACCTACTCTTGGTTGTAAGTAATTATATTCTTCTTCCGTTAGGCAGTTAGGCTTATGGTACGAGTACAAGGCATTTAGTTTTTCCTTGCGTTCATCACATCCACAGTCCTCACCTGCCAAAAACTTCACCGCTTTCTTAATTCCAGTAGCGGTTGTAATCTTCTCTACTGTATCGCCTACACCCTCACTTGCAGCAGCGTGTTTCTTTTTCCACTCACGATATTCTTTGCTTCTTTTATCGCCCTTAAATTCTTTCATAATCTTCGTTTTTTAAATCAATGTAATCTTCTTGTAGTTTATCTTTCAATTCTTGCTTTAGGTTTTTTAATGTATTGAATATACTTACCCAACTGATTTTGGTTTCATCCGCCAGTTTTCTAATACTCATATCGGTTTGACTATATAACTTCCACATTCTTTTGTCATACCAAGTCCATTCATCCGCAACCTCATCTACCAACAAGCAAATCTTATGAAATGCTTCTTGTTCTTCCATACCATCAACTTGCGGTATTTGTAAAAATACTTGGTTATCGTCTATTCTTATTTTTTCAACCTTTTTCTTTTTGTTATAATACTGGTAGTATAAAGAACGTAAAGTAAAAAACATATAGCCACGACTAACCTTACCATCTTTAATTATTTTATTTGGGTCAGCATATTTGGTTAAGGCAATATAAGACTCCTGCACAATGTCCTCTGCGTAATTGTACTCGCCAAAACCATTTACAATACCAACCCAAGTATCGTGTTGTTCCGCTACTACTTCAAGCCACTTGGCTCCATCCATACTATTGTAATACTTAATAAAAATAAACATACTTGTAGGGTGTGTTCCCTGCCATCATCATAATCAGAATACGAATAAAGCGCACCAATCATTCCTCCCAAAATGGGAGAAAAAATAAACTCTGCCTTGTTGTATAATCCTATAACAATAGAGGTCAACCCTATCATACAAAGTGCTAAAATAAATGTCAAAATAATATATCTTTTAGTTCGCTTTTTTTACTGTGCAAGATGTCTTTGCCTAAGAACTCAAATCCTACATTGTTCTTACTCATTCTTAATCTTATAGCTTCTTCGTAAGGTGTGCATCTGCCACCAGTTTCAGTTTCCTTTACTTTTAAAACGTGTAAGTGTGAATACATCCAATCGGTAGGAGAACCAGTATATCGGTGGATGCAGAGTACATCGTCTGCACGGTTTCCCCATTTACCCCCTCCTTCTACACTTGCTAGTCCTAACGGTTGAGGTAAGTTCTCGTATTCGTGTCCTTTTATATGTGTTCTACGCATTGCTTCTGTGACACCGTGAGCGTTTAAAAATACTGTTACGTTCTTCTTTTTAGCAAACAATCGTAGTTCACTTGCTACTTGGTAATCATATTCGTGACCGCCAACCGTTCGCAGTAGTTGTGGGTCTTTAGATAATGAATTGTAAGGGTCTATAACTAAGCCTTGATAATCCCAAACCTCTTTAATTGAATTTACTTCCTTCAATAGTTCCTTGTAAGTGTACAAATCCTCTACATCTATTATTTTAAAATACTGGTTGCACCAATCTATTGATTTGTTTATCTCGTCTTTGTCTGCCGTGTGTATTGGTTTACCCATTTTGAACTCTATAATCTTACGTACAATACTCTGTGGTGTGTTCTCACTAGACCATATCACAAACTTTAGCTTATGGTACACCGCCCACAACGTCAATAGGTAACATATAACGGTAGTCTTACCTACATTTGCGTGTCCTATAACTAAATTAAAATTGCCTTGCTTAAAGCGTATGTATTCGTCTATGTCAGGAACGCCTATTTTGAGTCCTTCTTGTATTCTTCCTTCTTTAATGTCAAAAATCTTTTCTTTAATATTGTCCGTTGTTGCTATCATCTTATATCTCCGTTCGGTTTAATTCCATATTTCCTTGTTTGTTCTTTCCAATTTCCTTCATCTCTTAATCTGTACCCTAGTATTACATTTACATCGTAATTCCAAAAGTCATCAGGAAATTCTTCTCCCTCTCTTAATTGTTTTAATGCCATAAAAAAAAAGGGGGCATTGCCCCCCATTAAATTAAAAAGGTAAATCTACCTCTCTTGCTTCGTTTTGTTGGTTATTAGTTACTTCGTTTCGTTCAGCTACTGTAACACCTTCTTCCGATAGCCATCGTACTGCTGCATTACCTAGCGTAATAGAAGCCGCTTTGTTCTCGCGTTCTTCTTTTGATAGCGTTTGTGTTACCCATACGTTGTTTCCGTATTGAGATTGGTTTTGCACCATCATAGTAATGTTTAGGTACTTCTTTCCATTCTTACCTTCAATCAGCTTTGATTGGTCAATTGCAGTAAGGTCGATACTTCCTGAAATAATTGCGGTTGTCTTTTTTTCCATTCTACTTTAAATTTAAAATTATTATAATCTCCTTTGTAATATACAGTTTTTACTTTACAGTTTTGCAAGTTCATCCCAAACATCTTTTTTAGCTACAAATTTATTTTTTATTGCTTCTATGTTTCCCCCTTGTTGCAGCCACTTAATAGCTTCTGAATATTCTATCGTACCTCTATTGAGATATCTCTTTTTATCTTTTGCAGTCTTACCACTTGCTACATTACCATCGTCATCCTCTGCTTGTAAGGCGAGTAACGATTGTAGCGTGTAACGTCTGTAATAAGTAATTGCACTACCTAGTTTTTGTGGGTCGTTTAGTTCAGGTAATTTTAATCCCGATATAACACCACCAGTACCCTCAATGCAAAGTATCTTACTGTAAACCATATCTTCCTCGATAGGTTGTATCAATAACAACTTGTGCTTTTTAAGTAAGGGTTGTAATTGTTTAAGTAGTGAATTGATGTCAAAATACTTTGACTTGTAAAAAGGATTGTTTGCATCCTTGCTAATTGCTCCTATCTCTTGTTGTAGTGCAAATAGCTTTTCGTTAATTGATTGTTGTTTGCTCATAATTATATATTTGTGTGCAAGTTACAAATAAAATTTTAAATAAAAAAAGGGCAACATTTCTGCTACCCCCTTTCAACAATTAAGAACAAAAACAATTATTAAAGAAACTTTTTGACTTTTGCACTATATGAATCAATCATATCTTGCAGTTCGTCAGATGTAAATTTAGTTATTATGTTACTTTTCATTTGTAATTCTTCAGATAAGTTATTACCAAGATATTGACTAAACTTATATTGTTCACCACTTCTGTACATATTACAAGCTACACATTGGGGTTTTACATTACGTTCATCCCATCTTGTAGAGTAGTGCTTACGGCTCATAAAGTGTCCTGCTTGTATTCCTCCATTCTTCCAATGTCCTTCCTTTCCACAAGTAACACACTTACAATACCCTCTACTATTAGAATTACTTAGTCTTATGTATTGACTAAATACAACATCTAACTTTTTTACTAATTTACTTCGTGTTGGTTTTTTAGATGTTTTAGGCATTGTTTTTTTATTCATCTATATACTCTGTAAGTACTTTACCTACTTCTTCATTGATACCTCTTATACAGTTGTATATATGTTTAGAGTTTTTTTTTACTTCTTGTCTTTCTTCTTTTGTGGAATCAGTACCTAAGTTAGTGTACATTTCACAATCTAGCTTTAGTAATTCATCTGTTCTTTCTTTTATACTTTTCTGAAAGTTGATTGCTATTTCTTGTGCTAGTTGTTTCAAATCTTTATCCATAAAATTACATTATAAGCCTCCACCCACCAAAGGTCGAACATTTTTTTTAAAAAGTAAATAGTTTTGAGTAGTAAGATATAAACAACTTATTTGTGTTTGTTATCCCCCATAATTTTTTCAGCACCTCTGCTACCGAAGTAACCTATGAAAACAATCGTTAAAAGTTCCTTCACAACGTCTAACCCATCAATCTGTAAATACCAACCAACAACAAAGGCAACGGTAAGGAAAACCAATGTAAGTGGTCTTACGTTTTGTGGTAGCCATCCGCTTCTTGAATCAGCTACCCAACGTCTAGTAATACCATCAAACTCGTGTATCTCTTGTTCTAGCTTTTTAAGGGCAATCTCTTTATCAGCGTTAGACATTTCCGACCCACCAATAAGAGTCCGAACAACGTTCCCAATGGGAGTATCGTCAGCCAAACTACCAACCACCGCAGGTATCTTTTCAAGTAGGAATTTTCCAACACCAGTATCTTTAAACTTCTTCTTAGTTGCCATTTACAACCATCTCTTTGTATAAGTGTTGTGCTAGTCGCACTTCG